CCCGGGGTTATGTTATGAGTTATTGACTTGACACTCTAGATTGAGAGGCTTGTCAAGAGAAAAGGGGTTGACGGGCTAACATACCGCCTGCGACGTAAAGCCACACGTGTTTGACTGTAAAGCGCTTGTGCCTTGTCACTGTTATGCTATGCTGTTGCTTGGTTCAGGCGGCCCACGACTCCCCGGCTTGGTGGCGGTAACTCCGCGCAAGGCATTTGGGCGTACGGGACATCCGCGCGCGATGGCTCTGCTTCGCGTTCTGCCTGCTTTCTGTTCGCACCGGTTGGTGCGAATGGCGAAGCGTGGTGGCAAGCGCCGCATGCGCGCGGCGTTTGCTTACACGTAGGAGAGCACCCATGCCGTTAACAATCGATAAGACCGATTACCCGCACATTCGCCGCAGCACAATTTGCCCGTTCTGTCTCAAGGGTAAAAATCACGGGCTCTTGGCTTGCTGGCCCTGCTTCCGCGAACAGGGTTTGCGCTATGGCGAAACTGAGCGCCAGCGCGATCACTTGGATTGCGCCGAATACGGACTAACACTGATGAATGAGGAGGGACGCTAACATGAGCACACCTCACCACAAACCCAAAAACGTGACGTTGACCAAGATCGCTCGCCTAAGCAAAGGCAATATGTCCGGCTTTGCATACGTGACCGATACTGCGGCCGACAAGGCGATTGCCGGTCAACATCTTGGTTTTGAGGTAGCTACCGCCGCACTGACGCGATTGCGCGGCGAGCGTTGATACAGCTCAAGCGGCCTAGCAAGCCGCTTCCACGGTATCAAGCAGGAGAGCAAACATGAGCAACTATTGTATTTGCCGCGACACATCGCGGTCTAGATTTCAGGTCGCACTTGACTTGCAAGACGGTTGCAACCTACGCGCCATTGCCCGTTCGCTTGTGCGCGCCGTTGATGAAGTAGCAGAACGTAACGGAACGGCCGCTAGCTACTGCGACCCGGCCGTTGTTCTGATCGTCAACAAGATTGAAAGCCTTGTTCACTCTGACCAGGGTCTCAACTATTCGAAAGCATACGATTTTTGCAAAACCGTGATCGGTGAGTGACTTGCACCGCAAGGGCCACGACGCCCACGCGCCGCGCGCCTTTGCTGGGCAGGTTTCGCCCCCATCAGGAGATAGACCCATGAACATGATGAGCAATACCGTTTACGCTGCAACAGCCCATTTCGACGGGTCGGCGCGCGCGTTAACTGAGGATGAAATGCGAGCGAGCGTGCCATCCATTTTCGCGACCACGGCGCACGCTTCGCGTAGTGACAGATTCCAACCGATACCGACGATCGATGTCATTCGCGCCTTGTCGCGTGAAGGCTTTGTTCCGGTTGGCGCAAAGCAGTGTGGCAGTCGCGACGCTGACAAGCGCGATTTTACTAAGCATCTCATTCGGCTTCGCCGGATCGATGACGTTGCCAAGTATACGGCCGGTGATACGGTCGCAGAAATCTTGCTTAAGAATGCCAACGACGGTAGCGCGGCCTATGACTTGATGGCCGGGCTGTTCAAAATTCTTTGTCTCAACTCGCTGGTCGCGCAAACCAACACGATGGAAAGCTTGCGCGTCCGGCATAGCGGCGATGTGGCGGCGAAAGTTATCGAGGGCACGTACAAGGTACTCGATACGGCCGTGGCCGCGTTGGAAGCACCGCGCGAGTGGTCAACGATCAAGCTTGACCGTGACGAACAGATGGCATTCGCGGAAGCCGCTCACGTTGCGCGGTTTGCTGATGGCGAGGGCAATGTTGCGACACCTGTCAAGCCGCAACAGCTTCTGATTGCGCGGCGCACTGCCGATCAAGCGCCTAATCTCTGGAACACGTTTAACGTGATTCAGGAAAACTCTCTAAAGGGCGGCCTTACCGCAATGGGACGCGACACTAACAACCGCCCGCGCCGCACGACCACGCGAGCGGTCAACGGTATCGATCAAGATGTGAAGTTGAATAAGGCGCTGTTTACTCTTGCCAGCAAAATGGCAGAGCTAAAGCGCTGAATTGGACGACCAGTGCGTTGACGGCCGCCAAAGCGCACGGGTGACTTAGAGCGGGGCAGGGGCGCGGATGATTGCCTTAACAACGCGCATCAACTTAATCGTCGCGACGACATGGCGGGGTGCTGCAAAAAGCGGGCCCTGTTTCATTACGCGCGAGCACAACAAAAACGGGAGTAACAACATGCGAACCTACATCGAATTGCGCAACGGTGGTGGCGTACTTGATTGGCGTGTCATCATCGATCCCGAGGACGCAACTGTTGAGTGGATTGCGGAAAAGGTACGCGAGATTACTTGGAACGGAATTGACGTGGGCGACACGATCAATGTCTACCAAAGCGACAAGGACGCTCACGAATTGAAATATCGATAGGCCAATCCCCTTGACACCATTGTCAAGGGGACTAGACTTTACCCGTGAGGCGACCGTAGGCGTCTCGGCCGAAAGGTAACCTGCGATGACGTTGGAGCCGTCCCGTACAAGGTTACTAACCTACGGACCCATACTATCAGGAGAGCAAAAATGCAAACCGACAACCCACTAGTGCGCGACGGCTACACTTGCCCGTCGTGTCTTGGCCCAAAAAATCGCGGGCTGCTGATTTGTTGGCCGTGCCATCACGACCAAAAACAACACAATGACGGCAAGTATGATCAGCTTACCGAAGCAATGATCTCGGCTTACGAGATACATCTTAAGTGCGAGATTTATCTTGCAAAGGTGACCCATGAGCAAGCCCGAAAAAATCACAGTGAAGGATCTACAGAATAAAAAACTTAAACCCTATTGCGACAAGTGCGGATCAAGCGACATTCGTTCCGAGGCGTTCGCCGAATGGAACGAGCGCTTACAGGATTGGCACATTGTCGAACTGTTAGACGGGAATCAGGTCTGCTGCCGCTGCGGACAGGATTGTTCAGTAAAATGGCGGATAACTGAATAGGAGAGCACCATGTCACATTTTGCAAAACGTCACTACGAGGCAATCGCTATCGTAATGCAAAACGCACACCCCGGTGTGTGGACAGCCGGACGCCCAGTCAACCAATGGGCCGAGACAATCAAAGACCTTGCCGAAATGTTCGAACGGGATAACTCGCAATTCGATATCATCCGGTTCTTTCGTGCCTGCCAGCCGGGCGCAAACGTGCGGGCGAGATCATGAGCGAGCCAAACTTCAGCAAACGCGATGTAACTGTAACCATGCTGGGCGAGGAATGGTTTGCAATCATTGCTCGCCTAGCACGCAAGAATCTTTCGCGCGAAGGGCTAGACATACTCAAGCGAGCCCAAGAAAAACTCAGCGCGCAAGTAACGGCGCAGAGCACTTGAAGGGGACCGCGCCATGAAGATGAAATACAACAGGAGAAACGGCGAGGTCACGTTAGTACTCACGGCGGTCGAAACTACTTTGTTCCTACACAACCGGAACGGTGAACAGATACGCCGTGAAATTCAGCAATTGCTACAACAAATGGAGGACACCAACGAAGTACAGATAAATCTCACCACCTGACGCAATTCGGGCCCGGGGAACCCTCCCGGGCCCTACTCCCCCACCTCAAGAAAAAGGGACCAAAATTTCCAAAAAAAATAGAAAAAAATCTATGGCAAAATTGTGGCAAGCTATAAATCGGATACGGAGTAGCTAACACTCCCCAGTCGGCGACCGTGAGCGTCGGCTTACGAAAGTCAGCCTGCGGAAGTTACTCCGGCCTGAAGCACAAGCCGTCCAAGGCTGACAACTCACGGACCTAACATGGGAGGAAAATCATGGCTAACCTTGGTTTGGTATTGTTGGTTTTTGCGTTTGTCTGCTTTGTACTGGCCTCGATCCCGTTAGCTCAAGCACACTGGAGCCGGCTAGTATCTGCCGGTCTGGCGTTCTGGGTTGCTGCTGAAATTTTCGGTGGGGCCACCCGGTTATTCGGCGGGCACTGAGCGGCCTATAGGTATTCCACCCGCACCGCCGTCGATCTGCAGCGGGTGCTAAAAAAATCGCCGCTGGGGATAGGAGAGCAAGACCCCAGCGGCGCTAGACCCATGTAGCCCGATGTCTCGGCTTGCGCACAGAGACGCAGCCCCTATAGCATCCAGGCAAAGGAACAGCAATGGCAGACGATGAATACGCGGAATTGCTGAAGCAAATCGCGGCCTCACTCAAGTCGATTGAGGTCATGACTAGTGAAATCGGCACGTTTCTAGCGGCGCAGCGGTTGCGAACCGAGGCGCAAATGGCGGCGATCCGAGCGCAGTCCGCCGAAGCTAGCGCGGCATTCGATCAGACCATGAGCGCTTCTCGATGGCCAGGCAGGCTCATGAGCGGCCGCTGGCCTAGACGCGACGGGACCGGCTATCCTGTCTACCAGCCACTAACGGACCCGGACCCCAATGCCGACAGTAAGACAGGGAATTTACGACCTATTAACCAGCGTTGAGGTCGACACCAAAGAACTCGGCCGGTCGCGCATCGAGCCGTGGCCGTCGCAGCGCCTCGTCGTGGACGCGGTAGCCAGAGGGCTACAGCAAGGCGTTCACGAATTTGTCGTGCTGAAATGCCGACAAGTAGCAATAACCACCGTTTGCAGCGTTGTTGAATTATTCTGGGCCCTCGCCAATCCCGGCGTGCAGGGCGCTATCATTGCCGACCGGACGGACAATCTTGAGCGGCTACGCCGCATTTTCGCGTCCCTCCTGGAAACCCTCCCACCCGAATGGAAATCCCCCGAACACAAGCTAGTCCAGAACAACCGTAACGGCATGGCGTTCGCCAACCGCAGCGTTATCGATCTGCTGGCGGCCGGCAGCAATCCCGACCTCGGTGCATCGCGCGCGCTCAACATGATGCACGCTACCGAATGCGCGCAATGGAAATCGCTGGCTGGCGTCGAGAGCCTGAAAGCCTCGCTCGCTAGACAGAATCCGCACCGGCTCTACATCTGGGAGAGCATCGCGAACGGATTTAACTGGTACTACAATCATTGCCAGCAAGCGAAGTTGGACCGCCACATGAAATTCATTTTCATTGGCTTCTGGTCTAATCCAACTTATTCGATCCCCAAAACCGACCCGGACTATAAAATTTATTGGGACGGTCGCTTGACGGTCGAGGAAATCAACCGCGCACGCTACGTTAAGGAAAATTACAATTTCATCGTCAAACCGGAGCAGGTCGCATGGTGGAGACGCGAGAGCGAGTATCGAGCCGAGGAGTACATGCTGCGGCATTACCCGTGGCACGAACGGGAATGCTTCATAGCTTCCGGCAGTGGCTTCTTTCCAGCACAACGGACATTAGAGATCAGCGAACAGCTATCGCCGTCGGGGCCGCCCTATCGCGGCTACAAATATCACTTCGAGGAGAAGTTCCTGGCGAGCCGGATCGATCAGGTGGCAAAGCCCGAAGACGCGATGCTAAAGGTATGGGAACCACCTGAACCCGGAGGCATCTATTGCATCGGAGTTGATCCCAGCGGCGGCGGCGGCGGCGAGAGCGACGACCACGCTATTCAAGTTGTACGCTGCTATGCCGACAAGGTGGTACAGGTCGCCGAGTTTCAATCCAACAAACCACTAACCTATCAACTCTCATGGGTGCTGGCGCACCTCGCCGGCGCGTACAAGGATCACATTGCCAATTTGGAAGTTACCGGAGTGGGCGCGGCCGTGCTGCCCGAGGTCAGAAACCTTCGCCAACTCGCCGAACACGGCATTCTGCAGGGCGAGCCCGGGACAGAAAACATCCTGAACCTGATCGGCGCGGTGCGCTGGTTCCTATACAAACGGCCGGATACCCTCGGCGGGGCCGGAAACGTGATCGCATGGAAAGCCAACTCCGACAATAAACACCAAGTTTACAGCGAGTTGCGCGACAGTCTGATGCTGCGGCGTTTGGAGGTAAGATCGCCTAAGCTGATCGCGCAAATGCAATCCATCATCGAGGACGACGGCTGGATCGGCGCGGGCCCGGACACTGGGGAAAACGATGATCTGGTGTCGGCGCTGGTGTTGGCGCATCATGCGTGGATTGAGTGGCGGCGGCCGATGCTAGTAGCGCGCAATCTGACCTGGGACTCAGTCAAGGGCGACCGCCCACCGCAAGACCAGGGCACAGTGCTCAGTTTTGCCTTTAGTCAGCACATGTCGATGATCAATCGCAAGGCCCGCCAGCATAAGGAGCGGTTCTGACATGAGCGATCTAAATTATCACTGGTGTCGCCGGTGTCATCAACCGGAATATGCTTGCGATTGTGGAGATGACGCGGACACCACAGAGTTCTCGCTGCTCCAGCTTCTCTTGCGGTATGATGCGAGACTCATGGGGTCTCCATTTACCCAACCAATCCTCGTGATTAAGGGCGGGAAAGATGCCAATCGTTAGGACCTACGGCTGCGGAACCTGCGGTAAATTCACCGAGGTAACCCTAACCCTGGAACAGTCCGACGACCCGCCGCCCTACTGTCCGTTTTGCGCCACGGCTCCTATGCAGCAGGAGTTCAAGCCGATCGCCATTGGCGGCTCAACGGTAGGCAAGGCAGTCAAACTCGCCGAGACAATTGCCGCCGAGGACTACGGTGTTGCTGATATGCAGCACGATACCCGGCGCGGTGGCGTCCCCAAGGTCCGCTACAAGGACCAAGGCACACCAGCACAAGCCAGCACCTGGGGCGCGGCCGGCGCTATGATGGACAAGGCGGTCGCCATCGGCCGACAGACGCGCATGGAGAATGGCGGCCTATCCGGCGTCGACACATTGCAGAGAATGCTCAAGAGCGGAGAACAGCCCGATCTGATCGAGGCATCTAAGCGTCGAGCAATGAAAATATGGTAAATGCGGCTGATCGTACGCCGAGGCGGGCGCGCTAGACTGTCTGTGCTACAGGAGCGCATCACTCGGATGCCGCTTGCCGACCTAATTGTCTACGAAGCTACATTGTGGCAATGGATGGACGCTCTGAACAAACGTAATATGGGCAGTCTGCGAATTGTCGATCAGCTAAACGCGATCTATCGCGAGATCGAGTGGCGCGCAGGCGAGAAAGAATGGAACGATGCTGCGCATTCCTAAGGAAGACTTTGAACTCTGGGTCAAGGAAATAATTGACGAGTGCATGGCCTCGGCTGAGGAGCGCGGAATGGTCTACACCCGCGCTGCGCAATACTACTACACCGGGACCTACGACGCGCGCGCTGCGATTTACAACAAAACCAAGGCGTTCATCGATAAGCTGGCCGGGTTCCTGATGCAGCCTACCGATGTGCGATTTCAACTGACCTACGACTCAAGCCAGGACGATAGCGTGCTTGAACGCGCGCAGCTAGTCTCGGAAAAGCTAACTGCCGATTATCGCAACACTGACAGCGACGTTACCTTTGCCGAGGCCGTCGTCTGGTCGTTGGTTAACGGCGTGCAACTACTCAAGCACATACCAGACGAGGAGGAGGGCGGGTTCAAAGTCGGACCGGTGCACCCGCAGAATTTCGGGGTATTGAGCGAAACCACGCTGCAGCTAGAGGAGCAGGAGGCATTCTGTCATGTCTCATATCCGACGATCAGCCGAATGCGGACTATGCTGCAAGGGCACCCGCGCTACGAACAAATCATTAAGCAAATCGAGGAAACCAGGCCGGGCGAAACGGATAGCGAACGACCGACGTATTTTCACCAGATGGTGGTAGGCGGTCTCAACCCGTTGGGCGACTATCCAGGCGGCGCGCCACATGCCGAAGCGGCGGGCATCGTCAACGTGTTTCCCGCGCCTACGCCCTGGAGACCGAACCGCCGGCTCAATCCCACCGTCAAATTCTGCGAACTCTGGATCAAGGACCGCGATCGCGACGGCGACTACACCACCATCCAATGCGTTTACGGCCATGAGCCGATCATCATCGAGGGCGAGAAGACCCGCCGCAATCTGTCGAAAGTTCCTGGTCATTCACCGTTTGTAAAAATTCAGGCGCAGGTCACACCGGGCTATTTCTGGGGCAGGTCGCTGATTGCCGACGTGCAGATGCTGCAAGACTTACTGAATAAGCGAATGCGTGACATCAAAATCATGTGGGACCGCAACGTCAACGCGCCGCAAGTGTTCAGTGGGTTTACTTCCATCACCGAGGAGCAGTATTTCAAGATCATCAGCGAAGGCGGTTTCATCAACGACCCTAACCCGAACGCCAAGGCGTCGAAGATGACCGAGCCGCCACCGCCGGGGTATCTGGAAGAATTACAGTTTATTTTTGGGCTGTTTGACGAAGCCAGCGGGTTCTCGCCCGTCATGTCAGGGCAGGGCGAGCCGGGTGTGCGGGCGGGCGTGCATGCTCAGACGCTCGTCCGCACCTCCACACCGCGCCTGATCGACCAGGCCGCGCGCATCGAGCGGCAACTGGCGTCGAGCGGCTATCTCGGGTTCTGCATCATGCAGGCCATGGACGCCCACATTTACACTACCTCAGACAACAAAATCGAGTTCACTCTGGGCGAAATACCCGAGGGATTTCAAATACAAGTCGACAGTCATAGCGCCTCGCCGGCATTCGCCGAGGATAACCGACAGGTGGCCATTGCGCTGGCCCGTGCTGGGGCTATCGACGCCGAGGACTTGATCCACATGCTGCACCCACCGGGAGCCGAATTGCTATTGTCGCGACTGCGCCAGCGCAAGAAAGAACAAGCCCAGGCGGCACAGCAGGAGAAGAAAGAGGAAATGACCCGCGACATACTACAAATTGGCCAGCATAAATCGCAGGCCGCAGGTGGTGGTGGACGGCGCAGGCGTTAGGCGTTAGCTTTAAGCCAGGGGAAACACCATGGCGTTCCTAGATAGCCAGTCCGGCGGCGACGAGGGCGAGCCCCCAACACCTCCAGCGGGAGGCGGCGGACCCCCAGGCGCAACACCAGGCGGACCACCTGGTGCACCACCAGGCGGCGGCCCGGTTCTTGCGGCGCTTGCCGGACGTCAGCGCGGTCCGCAGGTAAGTGCACCAGGCCCTGGCGATCAGGCTTCCTCGATGACCATGCTGATGCAGGCGATCGGCATGATGAACCAAGCCTTGCCGGGCCTGATGGGGCACCCGGCTTATCAGGACGTGCTGAAAGGTTTGCAGCGTATCAGCCGCCATCTCCCGCAAGGATCACCAACCGCTGGTGTGCAGCGCACCCAACTACAGGACTTGTTACAGAACGTGATCAAGAACGCGCTGTTGCACCGGATTATCGGTCAGCAACAGCCTAAGCCGGGAGGCAGCCCCGACCAGCCAGCAGGTGCATCGCCGACCCCGAGCCCGATGGCGCAAGCGCCAATGCCATCGACACCGCTACCTGGGGCGTGATAATTAGCGAAATTCAAAGGAGTTAGATCATGGCCCAAAATCGTAGCTACGATCCGCCGATCACCACGCCGCCCGAAACTCCACCGCGTACTGTGCTGCAGGTCGACACCCAGTCAGAGGTTTCGGAGTGGGGCGCAATCCCAAAGATTGTGCCGAAGCCGGAAGGCGGTGTTCCACTGCAACCATCAATCGTTGGCAAATCCAATAATAGCTAGGTCTAGCCATGCCACGCCAACTTTCTGATGAAGAGTACAACTTTTTGCAAGGTCGCAGACAGGTCGCCGACTTTTCCGAGACGCTCTACAACGATCCGCAGCTAAATCGCGAACTCAAAGCGATGATCAAAAAGAAATACCCGAACATGCGGATTGACGACTACGACCTGGAGCAACGGGTCGAGGAGCGTCTCAACGCCGAGAAACGCGAGCGCGAAGATGCGGAAAACGCCCGGCGCACAGAGCAAGATCAGGAAAAATTTCAGAGCCTGCGCAACAAAACTAAAGAACGATACGGCTTCACTGACGAGGCTATGACCGAACTCGAAAAAATGATGGTCGAGCGCAACGTCGGCGACTACGAGGTCGCGGCCGAGTACATGGCCACCAAGAACCCAAAGCCCGTCGACACCGATCACGGAGACGGTCTCTGGCATCACAGCAAGGCTCCCGGCTTTGCCGAGATTGCCAAAGACCCGGAAGACTGGGGACGCAACGAAATACTCAAGGCATTGCGCAACGACGAGGCGCGTAACAAGCAGCAACGGTTCTAACTCAGAGGTATCATAATGCCGATCTTGGGTTCTGGTCTAATTCCATCTGGACCAATCGGATTGGAGTTGGAAGCGACCGTACGGCGTGTGTTTGCCCAGATGGTCGTGATTTTGATCTATAGACAGAACCCGCT